CAGTAAACTTCACTGGTGCTAGACATACTATCGTCAACAACGGTACAACTGTGAGTGAAGAGTTCCCGAACACATTCACTGGATTGGTACATCCTTATGGTGGCGGCACCTTTGGCACTACATACTGTCTTGCAGATAATCCTAGACTTGCTGAGGCTACGGCCATACCAGTCGGTGCTAGAATAACCAGCAACATAGCAGGCTTTGGCACTAGAACTGTGACAGGAAATCAGTCAGACGGTGACGGTGGCAGAATCATAACATACGATCATACCGGGTTAACTGGCAACACCAGCACGTCACATGTGTTTAACTTCTACTGGTAATTGATGTTTGAACAACGCAGGCTGGCAGTTGACGCAGGGCTGGCAGAACTGATCCAGGAACAGCGTGGATTGGACTATAGACGCAGATACGGCGCAGGCTGGCAGAGTATAGGGTATACTGGTCAGCCTTTTCCATGGTTTGAATCAACATATAGGGCAGTTGAAGCAGAAGCGGGTAGTATAGACACATGGTGGTTTAATGCGAACCTACAGGGCGAAGGCACGGGTTGGCATAGTCACAGCCAGTGGGCTAGAGTAGGTGTGCTGTATGTACAGGTTCCTGCGGGTGTTATAGAGTTCAAGCAGGGTGAAGCATATTGGACAGAGAGTCCTCGAGCAGGTGATTTACTGGTATTTCCTGGTAGTTTAGAACATAGAGTAAGACCCAACACCAGCCAGGCAGTTAGGATCAGTATAGCATTCAACTTTAAGAAACGCTAAATATACTAAAGAGATCAGAACATGCCAATTCAAACAATTTTAATAGGTAACTACGCAAACGACGGGTCAGGCGATGATTTACGCACGGCATTTGAAAAGGTCAATGCTAATTTTGCTACTTTTAGTTCAGAAGCTATTGTTAACGGTTCATATGTAGTTTCATTGGATTCCAATGGCAACTTGGTCATTCCAGGAACAATCAAAAGCAGCGGCCCTGTAAAAATTATTGCTGGTGGTGATGCATTGAACCCCAATATCAATTATGTACAAATGCAATGGGCCAGTGATGTGGATAATCCAGATACTGGAAAAAATCAATATGTTTGGGCAGACACTGATGGCGTACATATCAATACTTCACTGTTTGGTACAGAAGGAGCCATATACGATAACCGTTGGTGGTTCAAGAATACTGGAATTTTAGAATTACCAAGTTTGGCTCAATTGGTGCCTTCAGAACCTGGTAACATAGATTTAAAAGCTGGTCCGGGTGGTTGGGCAGAGCTTGCTTCAAATAATGATGGTCAATTTGTTTGGGTAACTGATGCAGCAGTTTACATTGGAACTGATTGTTTGAATACTCCTCGCATATGGCAATTTGGATTAGATGGTTCATTGACATTCCCAGATGGGTCAGTTCAATTAACCGCTGGCGGAGCTGGAAGTGATTTAGACTTTGGCTCGTTTACAGTGCCAAGCACATACGATTTTGATCTTGGATCATTTTAAGGATTAGGGGAATAATAAATGGCATTACAAATTAGACGCGGTACTGAAGCGCAAAGATTAGCATTATCAGGTGTAGACGTTCCTTCACAAGGCGAACTGTTATACACAACAGATACTAAAAAACTGTACATTGGTGATGGTGTTAGTGCTGGCGGACAAGATGCTGGATACTTTTCTTCACTGGCAGTTGCTGGACAGGACGCAGTGTTATCATCTGGTGACAATAACGTATTAACAGTTGTTGCTGGCACAAATATCACATTAACTACCAATGACAATACTAATTCATTAACAATTGATGGGCCGGCAAACTTTAACGGTGGAACCATTGCTGCATTGGCAATAGGTGAAGCTTGGGCCGCCAATCCAACAACTTCTGTTGTGGACATTGAAGGCACTGGAAATAGATTAATGCGTATGGCCGTAAACATGTCAACTTATGACAATGACGTAAGCCCAGTTATTCAAATTGCTGCTTATAGGGCCGCGCCCGCTAACAATAATGCTGGACCAATGATTGAATTTAGACAATCAACCGTAACAGGATTGGACGAGGTCATAGCAAATATTAGATCAGTTGTTACTAATGTTGCCGATAATGCAGAATCTGGCAAATTGGTATTTGGAGTTGTTGACGCTGCCAACGTTGTTTCCATTGATGCAACAGGGGTTGTTGGCAATTTAACTGGAGATGTCACTGGTGATTTAAAAGGCAGTGTATTTGCTGATGATTCCAGTATGTTGGTTGATGCTATTAACGGAAACTTTTTTGGAAATTTAAATGGCAACGTAACTGGCAACGTAACTGGCAACGTAACTGGAATTTTAACTGGCCATGTAATTGGTAGCGTGTTTTCCGACGATTCTACAGTATTAGTAGATGGACCATCTGGAGTGCTTAGAGGTGAACACATTGGTATACTAACTGGTGATGTGTATGGTAGATTAATAACATCGCAATTAGAAATTGTAAATAACGCCATTGTTTCAAGATCTGGCAATGATTCCATATCCATGAATCCATCTGGAACTGGAGCAGTTAATATTTCCAGTAACTTAATAACTAATGGTCTTCAGATATTTGGACCATCAACTGACGGATCAAGTGGTGACGGATCAATTACTGTAATCTCGCAATCTGTTACTGCATCACCATTAAGATTATTGGAAATACACAATACTCCACTTGGTACAGGTGGGGCTGTATTTGGTAGAGCTAGGGGTACAATTGTTACTCAAACTACTGTGCAAAATAATGACAGTATTAAAAACTTGATTTTTGCTGGGCACGACGGGACTGATTATAGGTCGTCTTCAATGATTACTGGTCTAGTTGATGGTACAGTGAGTGCCGGCTATGTTCCAGGAAGATTGGTATTTTCAACAGTTCACACTGATGGTAATCAGCTAACTAGACTGACCGTTAGTTCAACTGCTATAACTGGAACAGTTCCATTCCAAGTAGTAACTTATGCCGATGCCACTGCTCGTAATACGGCTATTACAAGCCCAGCGGCAGGTATGATTGTATTCTTAACTGGTACTAGCAAGTTTAGCGGATACAACGGTTCTACATGGGATAACTTAAATTAATGTATACTCCCTTGATAAATATTGTATCGAGGGCGAAGCATGTTGAATATTTGGACTGAAAAATCTGGCTACACATTTGGTACTATACAAGAAGGCACAATTGTCAATCTTGCACTGCCAATATCTTACTACGACCCAAGTGTTTCTTTTACAGTAATAAGCGGATCGTTACCTCCAGGGCTTAGAATAGTCAGTTCGTCTATTCAAGGAACCGCATATGAAGTTGCTAGAGCAACCACGTTTACGTTTTGCATACGTGCAACAGATAACGGAGAACGATCTGATCGAACTTTCACTATAAATATAGAAGGCGCAGACAACCCTGACTTATTAAACGATGAAGGTTCATTACCAGTTGGTTCAAACAATGCCTTTTTTATTTTAGACTCGTCAGTTATTGATTTTCAAATTGATGCAATAGACTACGACACCGCAGCTGGTCAAACATTACAATTTTTTATATCCAGTGGAGATGGCGTATTACCTCCGGGATTAACAATGTCCTCAAGTGGAAGGATAACTGGCTTAATTAAACCATTGTTAACAATTAACAGTATAAAAGACGGCAGTGGCAGTTATAACTCTGACTTATACGACAGCATTGGTTACGATTTTGGAAATCGTCCAGACAACGGTTATGATAGTTTTGTTTATGATACAGTGACTTTTGATTTTAACTTGCCTATCACTACACCAAAAAAACTTAATAGAAATTATGAATTTAGGGTAAGTGTAAGTGACGGGGATACTGTTACAAAGAAAACATTTAAAATTTATGTAGTCGGTGACGACTTTTTACGTGCGGACAACACCTTGATGCATGTGGGCACTGGCGTATTTACATCAGATGGAACTTTTATAAGAAAGCCTATTTGGATAACTCCAGAAAATTTAGGAACACATCGAGCCAACAATTACTTGACTATATTATTAGACACGTACGAAGTTCCAGTTATTGGTCAAGTAATTTATAGTTTAGACGCAACAAATCCTGATTCAACTATAAGCGAACTACCTCCAGGTTTACAGTTTGATGTTACAACATCTGAATTGTTTGGAGTTGTTCCTTATCAACCAGCAATTACCAGGACTTATAAATTTACAATCACTGCCACTAGATTTGGCCTTGACAATGAAACTGCTGCATCTAAAAGAACATTTATTATAAGAACATTGGGCGAGGTTGAAAGTGTGATGACTTGGTTAACCCCAAGTTCATTAGGTAGCATTGATGCAAATTATATTAGCACACTGGTAGTTTCTGCAACATCAACTATTCCAGATGCTACTATTTTATATAGAGTGACCTCGGGAATTTTTCCACCAGGACTAACATTAGAACTCAATGGTGAAATTACTGGTAAAGTAAATCAATACAGCGATGTGTCAACTCTTGGAATGACAACATTTTCAGATGGTGTATTCACTAATCAAACGTTTGACGGTGGTGTAACTAGTGTTGATAGAAACTTTGTGTTTACTATTACTGCACAAGATCAATACGGATACAGTGCTATAAGTAGAGAATTTACTTTAGGCATTAATACTCCCAATGATAGATTATATAGTAGCATTGTTGCTAGAACATTTATGAGTCAAGATAAACGTGCAATCTTTAATAGTTTTATTAATGACAGTAACATTTTTACATCCAGTAGCATTTATAGACCCAATGATGTAAATTTTGGAATTCAACGAGATCTTAGAATGACTATTTACGGCGGTATAGAAACAAAAGTAGCCGGAGAATACGTGTCCGCCATGGGATTAAATCATAAACGTAAACGATTTACATTTGGTGATATAAAAACAGCCAGGGCCAAAGTTCCAGGAACAAATACAGTAGTTTATGAAGTGATCTATGTTGAGATGTTTGACCCGTTGGAGAAAGGAACAGCATATCTAAATTCAACTGTTACACGTTCACCTGATCCTAAAAAGGTAACCGTAGACAGCGGAAATGGCATTTGGGCTCTTAACACCAATACTGCCCTAATGAATCGTGCAGAACCGTACTTGCCCCGACCAGATAATAGAATTACAATAGATCAAACAAACATACATATTAGCGATCCCAGTTTTAACATACGTTTTCCTAGCTCTATATCTATTTGGAGAGAAAGACTTAGGGCAGTTGGGTTAACTGAAAGAAATTACTTGCCGTTATGGATGCGCAGTATACAGGACATAACCAAACAAGAATTGGGGTTTACGTTGGCAGTTCCAATCTGCTTCTGTAATCCAGGAACTTCAGCAGATATCCTGCTGAATATCAAGTATAGTGGATTTGACTTTAAAAATCTTGACTATACTGTAGACAGATATATAATAGATTCCGTTACTGGTGAGAGTAGCGATAAATATCTAGTATTTAAAGATGACAAGGTAACCATATCATGACCAGTGCAATAAACATAGATAACATTAGCGGCACGTTTCCAGTAGCCGGGCAAGACAATAATAGCCAAGGTTTTAGGGACAATTTTACAAACATTAAAGCGGGTTTAAATGTTGCAAAGAGTGAAATCACAACTTTGCAAAATACAACTGCAAAACTTGATGATGACAACGACTTTAACGGACAAATTTTAGAAAACGCTGAATTTAATAAATTTTACGGTTCTGTTAGAAATAACGGTCCAATCAGTACTAATACTAGTGTAGACGTTAGAAACGGCCCTTTACAAATTTACACAATTGGGGCAAATCTCACATTGCAGTTTATTCAATGGCCCATAAGTGATAGATTTGCTAAGATCAGACTTCACTTAAAGAGTGATGCTACTATTAGAACTGTGCAATTTACTGCTGAATCAGGAACTGGTAATGTAGAGTTTGATAACACATTTCCATTATTAACTGGATCTGCAACTGTACGAGCATTGACCCTGCCTGCAAATCAAGAATATCAGGTTGTTGAAGCATGGACTTTTGATGGTGGCATCAAAGTTTATATGAAATACTTAGGCTCATATACCGCTAGCGGCCCTCGAAACTTTAGTACAGAGTACACTGGCAGCGAGAATTTAGTTAGTGGTGCGGCTGCAAGTTTAGTAAAAACTGCAAGTACAATTTCAGTAAGTTCTCCTTCAACCGCCACACTTGCAGCGGGTATTGAGGGACAAATTAAAGTATTTGCAACTGTTGCTGCCGCTGGTCCTATGGTAATTACTGTTACTAATGCAGGCTGGAAATTGTTTGGCAATGGTACAATAACTTTGGCCGATGTGGGTGATGCATGTACATTACAATATATTGAAAGTAAATGGTTTTGTGTAGGTAATAACGGCGTAGTATTTGGATAATGCCAGTAATCAATCCACTAGTTGATGACCTAAGTGGTCTTAAGGATGCCGAAGTCGAAGCTAAAATTGCCGACTTGAGTAAGAAGTATTGGTTGACTAGAAATCCTGACATACAATATCAAATTAGCTGTTTCATCCAAATTTACAAGGATGAAATGTCTATGCGCCGTGCTAAAGCATGGGAACAACAAAACCAAAAGAGAAATAAAGATCTTGACAATTTAATACAAGTCAACTAAAATAGCTGTATGACTTCAGATAAATTTGGCAATGTACTCTACGATTCTACCGATATAGTGAATATGCTATATAAGGGTGATGGCGAACACTTATCCAAAGTGTTATGCGAAAACAGCATTGACTTATCCAAACTAGCAGAAATTGCTAACATCCAACTCAATCACGTTGATCCAACACTATATGACATTGATGTAGAAACTTTTGACAGTATTTGTCAAAATGATTGGATGATGCCCGAAGAATACAAAACATTTGATATTGCTAAATGGGTGTTGGACAAGTGTGAAAATCAAGATCAGCTACAACGTGTTGGTGCAGAACTGCTTGAATTTCAACGAAGAAATATGTTACCATTGCTACAATGGCTTAAATATTTCGTAGATTATTGCAGAACTAACAATATAGTTTGGGGTGTAGGTCGTGGATCTAGTGTATCCAGTTATGTGCTATTTCTAATAGGCGTACATAAGATAGATTCCATGAAATATAATTTAGACTGGCAAGACTTCTTAAGATAAATACTACTATAATCCAGGAGATTAATATGGCAATGAAAGAACAACAACGCAAAATTTACCGTAGTGCTAACGGTAAAGAAGTTGATATTGAGAAACTAAGAAACAAAAATGAACTAACTCCAGCAGTTGGTAATGCTCGAGTCAATGCTCGCGGTGATGAATTAGGCCCAGGTGGCAAAATTATCCGCAAGCGTGAAGAAGTAATGGCAGAATATTACAAAGGCAATCCAGCGAAAGGCGAAGAATGAACGTTGTAAAAGGTAAAATTAGACCAATCCGAGATCATATACTTGCAGTTGATATGGATTTTGGAGAAGTTAAAACAACCAGCGGAATTGTATTACGTAGCGATGACGGCAAAGACCACGGGATTAAACCACGTTGGTGTCGAGTCTGGGCTATTGGCAACGAACAAAAAGACGTCAAGGTGGGTGAGTGGATTTGTGTTGAACATGGTCGATGGACTCGAGGACATACTGTGGAGGATCAAGACGGAAAAGAAATAGTTATTCGTCGAATTGATGCAAACGGTATTATGGTATCGGCTGATGAACCACCATCGGATGTATATATTCCCAAGTAAGTAAACGGTTAACCTAACCCAACAGGACTATTGACTAGTCCTGTTCTTACCTGTATAATATACAAAAGGAGTGATTATGAAACAATTATGGGTAGAAAAGTATCGTCCAGCTAGAGTTGACGGTTATGTGTTTAGAGATGAACATCAAAAAGCACAAGTACAACGCTGGATTAAAGAAGGAACAATCCCTCATTTGTTGTTTAGCGGTAACGCTGGTATTGGTAAGACGACGCTGGCAAAGATTTTGCTTAACGAGTTAGGTGTAAACGATTTAGACGTTTTAGAAATTAACGCTAGTCGTGAAAACGATGTAGACACTGTGCGTACTAAGATTATCAACTTTGTACAAATGATTCCGTTTGGTGCATTCAAAGTTGTAATGTTAGATGAGGCAGATTACTTGAGTCCAAACGCACAAGCAGCCTTACGTGGTGTTATGGAAACGTATGCAACAACTAGTCGATTTATTTTAACGTGTAACTATCCTAATCGTATTATTCCAGCATTGCACAGTCGTTGTCAAGGTTTCCACGTTGAGAAAGTTGATCAACTTGAAGTGTTTAAGCGGGTTGAAACTATTCTTAAAGCAGAAAGTATTGTGTATGATGACGAAACATTGGCAAATTATGTAGCCGCAACATATCCAGATTTGCGTAAGTGCATCAATTCAGTACAAATGAACAGTATGGATGGTAAATTGCATCGCCCAGAAAAGAGTGATGCCGGTGAAGCAGACTACAAATTTGAGATGGTTGAATTATTTAAGGCTGGCAAAATTGCAGATGCACGTAAACTAGTGTGTAGCCAAGCACGTCCAGAAGAGATGGAAGATATTTATCGCTGGTTATACGACAACATTACAATATTTGGTGATGACGCAAAGCAAGAAAAAGCAATTCTTATTATTAAACAAGGCTTAGTTGATCACACGTTAGTAAGTGATGTTGAAATTAACTTGGCCGCAACATTAATTAGGTTAGCTCATCTATGACATATTTGGTCACTGAAAACTGTATCAAATGTAAACATACTGATTGTGTAGAAGTATGTCCAGTTGATTGTTTTTACGAAGGTCCTAATTTTTTAGTAATTAATCCAGACGAATGTATTGACTGCGGTGTATGTGTCCCTGAATGTCCAATTGATGCCATTGTCCCAGATAATGACGTCAATGTAAATGTTGTATTGTGGACTGATATTAATAAACGTCTAAGTGCTAAGTGGCCAGTTATTACCAAGCGCAAGGCTGCACTGCCAGATGCTGAAGAGTGGAACGGCAAACCAAACAAACTTGATTTACTTGAAGAATGACAGAAAAGAAATCAAACTTAGCCAAAGGCAGGCATAGTTATGATGCTAAAATTGGCGACAGCGTAGTTCCATTCTTTAATAGGAATGTAAGCGAGTATCCAACTGAAGCTGGTGGGCCAAAGTTTGATTTAATTCCTGTTACTAAACAAAAAGACATAATGATTAATCATGCTAGGATGTATGCCCAGCAAGAATATGATCGTATCATGGAATTAGTA